TGGCGGCCGTCTGCCGAATCGTTGGGCAAGGTGACATGTGACGCCGCCACCGCCGCCTCGCCCTTGGGCGTCAACACGAGGCCGGGCACGCGGGACCGTTGGGCCATTAGACGCCGCCGTACCGCTCGTCTAGCCGAGCGCCCCGTATCGGTTCCTCGGCTACGAACCACCGTTCGGGCAATGCGCCCGCGGCCACGTCTAGCAAATGCGCCAGCGGATAGGCGACACGCGCCGCCCATGCGCGCCACGGTTCTATTACGGCCAGCCGTGGCACTACGAAACGAAACGCGGTTCGGTCGCATGCCGTCCGCGTACCGGCGAGGCCGAGCGCGCGCCGGTCGTCGTGCTCGGTTACGTCAAGGTCGGTTAGCCACACAACGCGCGGCGGCGCGAACGGCTCGCCCACAAGCTCTACGGCAAGCTCGGCCGCCCTCGCCATGATTTCGGCGGCGGGCGGGCGCAACGTGCCACGGTCGGCCAGGATCGCGGCGACCGAATGATGGCAGCAATAGTGATACAAGCGCCGCGGCAACGCGTGGTCCGGCATTAGCTCGCCAGCCGATAGCCGGGTAGTTCCTCTACCGGCGCGGATAGCGAAACTCTCATTCGCCACGCCCCCGCACGTAACCGCCCCGCTCGCGGACATAGGCCATGCGCCCGGCCATGTCCTCGGGCGCCGTCACGTCCTCGGGCCGGTCCTCGGGCGGCACCTCGGGCCGCGGTGGCGGCTCGGCGTCCATGGCGCCCCGTAGCTCGGCCACACGGGCCGGTAGCTCGGCGGCTGGCGTTAGCTCGGCCTCGTAGCGCGCTCGGGCCGCGGCTCCGGCGCTTACGCCCTGGTCGGGTTGCCGCGGTTCGGCCGCGGTTTGTGTTTCACCGACACCCCCACCCCCACACACACCCCCTACGGGGTGTGTGGGGGTGTCTACCGCGGGCGCGCGCGCGCTTTCATCGCGCACGCGAGGCACGTTTGCGTTTCGCCCATGCAACGCTAGGCCGCCGCTTGTGTTGCGCCCATGAAACGCTACGTCCTCGCTTGTGTTTCGCCCATGCAACACGGGCGGCCCGTTATCCCCAAGTTTTGCGTTGCGTGTGGGTAACACGAAACGGTAGGTGCGGGCATGGCGCCCGGCGTTGTCGTCGGCCACGTCCACGACACCCGCGGCCACGAGCACGCGCACCGCCCGGCTCACGGTCGCGGCCGATAGCTCGCACACGCCCCCGAGGTCACGTAGGCCCGCCGTTAGCTCGCCCGAGCGCACCGTGGCGCCCTCGGCCATGGCGAGGCCCACGAGCAGCGTAGAGCCGCCCCCAATGGCGCCCGAGCGCCGGGCCGCCATGACGGCTCGGGTCGCTGGCTCGCTCACGTCTCGCCGCCCTCGGTATCGGCTGGCGTTTCGGCCTCGCGTAGCAAAGCCTCTAGGGCCACGTCTCCCCAATCCTCGGCCCGCTGGCGAGAATGTACCGAGCGCCGCGGCTTTAGCCGTAGCTCTAAATCGGCGCCACACGCGGGACACGTCACCGCGGCCACTACGCACGAACCACCACGCGCGCACGCGCCAGCATTTGCGCCAACCGCTCGGCGTAATCCTCGCCCGCCCGGCCCGACGCCGCGGCGTCATGGCGTGAGGTGTCACGCTCAGTAGCGGCGGCGCCGGGACCGGCTTTGCGCGTTGTCACCTCTCGGCCTCTAACGCGTCTAGGTATTTATCGGCTTGCTTTATGACGGCGGGCGAGGTCGGCGGCCACGGCCAGCGCGTCCGCTCTAGCTCGGCATCAAAGGCCCGGCGTGCGTCCGGCCCGAGCCGGTCTACGCGGGCGAGCACGGCCGAGGTGGCGCCGCTCGCTTGCGCGGCGTCCTCGTTACACGGCGGCGCCGTGGTGCCACGCGCTGGCGCGGGCGGCGGCGGTCCTGGCGGCGGCGGCGGCCCGGCGTCGGTCGGTTCCCGGTCGCCTATTTCCTCGGCCGACACCTCGCCCAATCCGAATAGGTCCGACGCGGCCCGATTTTTGGCCCGCGTGTGCGCCGTAGCCGGTATGTCGTGCTCGGCGTTGGAAAAATGGACGTACCCGGCGCAATCGGCGTCGCAATGCTTGTGCCGCCGCAAGCAACCGGGCAAGCAACAACGCTCGTGCACGTCGCACACGCCGACGCCCTCGGCGTGGCGGCCGTTGGGCGCCACTACGCGCACCGTGTAACGCATGCGCTTTATGCGGTCCTCACGGTCGCGCGTCTCGTGCTCGTCTACCGTTTCATCGGACACGTTGAACGCCACGCCGAGCTTGCGCCATGCGCTTTTCTTTTTGAACACCTTGCCGCCGATGCTTTGGAGGTCCGACGCGTCTAGCAACGCGTGGCAAAGCTCGGCGTATTGGCGTTGTAGCTCGGCCACCTCGGCGGCGGGCGCCGCGGCTATGAGGTCGGCGCGTGGCGCCAGCACCTCTACGGCCATGCCCGTATCACTCACGCGCCCGCCGCCTCGGCCGTGGTGGTCCTATTGGCTAGGAAATCTTCAAGGTCGGCCCGGTTAATCCGGATCATTTTCGGCGCCAGCTTGGCGGCCTTTAGCTCGCCGTCGCGAATCCAGCCGCGCACCGTCCACGGCGTTACGCCGAGCAGCCATGCGGCCTCGGCGGGCGAGAGCGCGAGCCGGTCGGGCGGCGGTTGCTTTGGAACGTCGGGCACGTGTGGCGTTTTTGGCGTGCGACCCATCGGCGGCGGTCCTCCCCGGTACGGGCTTACCTTGCCGTAGTCACACCTCGGGCCTACGCCGTACCGACCTACCCGGCGTCCCCGACCACGCACCCACCGTGCACTATTCGGCGTGCACACACAAGCGCGATTTGTGTGCACGTTGGCCGGGCAACGGCGGGCCGAGGTGGGCCGGGCCGAGCCGCCGCCGCGAGGTGCACACGCAAACGCACACAAAGTGCACACAAAGTGCACACACGGCCAAAACGGCTCGGGTCGGTTTGGGCCGTTTGCCCTGGTGGGCCGTGCCGGATTTGAACCGGCGCCCGCTTCCGTGTCGATTAGGGGATAAAGTGCCCGTGACCAGGGATTGTCCAGCGTGTGTGCACTTTCGCTACACTTGCCACGACAGACGCACACGCATAACGGCATAATAAACGTGCCGGATGCACACACGAGAGGGAACCGAAAACCCATTATGCCCAAACCACGCAAGCTCGCCCACGGCGAGGGAACGACCTACGAAATGCGGCCGGGCCTCTGGCGGGCACAAGCCGTCATAGGCGGGCGTCGGCGCTCGGCCAGCGGCCGGACCAAAACCGAGGCCGTGCGGGCGCTTGACGCCCTACGGGCCGAAATAGAGGGAATGGGGGGGGGGGGGGGCGATAAGGGCGACGCGGACGCGGACGACGCGCCGCCCAACACGGTGCCGCGGCTGGCGGATTGGCTCGCCACATGGGCCGCCGAGGTTGCGCCCGAGGCCAGCGCCAACACTGACGCGGGCCGGGCATGGGCTATCGGGCACCTTGCACCGCTCGGCGCCCTACCGCTTGACAAGCTCACAACCAAAGACGTGCGGGCCTTGTTGGAACGCAAAGCCGCAACGCTCGGGCGTAGCTCGCTTGACCGCGTGCGCTCGGTTCTCTACGGCGCGCTTAACGGCGCCATTGCCGAGGGATACTTAACGCACAACGTGGCGGCGGCCAAAATCGTGCAACTACCGCGCGAGGCCCGCCGTATCGTCAAGCAACGCGCGCTAACCACGGCCGAGGCCGCCAACATGCTTAGCGCGGCGGCCGAGGACCGCGACGGCCTCGTCGTTGTGCTCGGTTACTACCTCGGCATGCGACCGGGCGAGGTAACCGGGTTGCGTTGGTCAGACGTTGACCTAGACGCGGGCACGTTGACTATTGCCCAAATGCGCCGCCGCGACGCGGACGGCTCGCTAACCATGTGCGGCCCTAAGGCCAATAGCGGGCGCACGCTGGCCCTACCCGAGCCGGTCACCGTGGCCCTACTGGCGCACCGTGCGGCCTCGGGCCGGATCGGCGGCCTCGTGGTCGCCACGAGGAACGGCACGCCGTTAGACCCGAGCAACCACCGCCGCATCGTGCGCCGCATTGCCGTGGCCGCGGGCGTGTTGTGGAACCCAACGCCGAACGAGCTACGCCACACGCACGCCACGCACCGGCTTAACGGCGGCGCGGCTAAGCGTGCCGTAGCGCACGGCATGGGCCACACGTCCACGCGCATGCTTGATTTGCACTACGACCACGGGCCAGCCGAGGACGACGGCGGGCGCGACGTGTCTACCGGCCTCGCCACGGCGGCCATGGCATGACGCCCAATAGCCGCAAACCCAACAAAGCCGAACGCGAGGCCCGAGCTACCGCCGCTCGGGCCTTGCGCTCGTATGATGACGATTTCCTAATATGCCGCCGCGGCAACCTCGGCCACGCGTGGGAGGTTGTCGGCTACTACCGCGGCCCGGCCGGGCAAACGTGCCGCTTGTTGGAATGTCCGCGGTGCACGTCCACGCGTACCGACCTATGGGACCGCGACAGCGCGGACCGGCTCGCCAGTCACTACAAATATGCCGAGGGTTACGCCATAGAAACGGGCGAACAACACTACATAGTTGACACGCACGAGGTACGGCGCGAGGTCATGCGCCGGGCCAACGTCTACGCAAACGAGGCCGCCATGTTGGCGGCCGTAACAGGGAGGTAACGCACGGTGTCCGAAAAAGACAACGCACTAGCGACGGTCGCGAGGTGGCAAGCCGAGCCGACAAGCTCGGCCACGGCCACGCTCGGCGCCCGCATGCTGGCCGGACAATGGGTTAGCACCGAGGACGCCCGCGCTATCGGCGCGGCGCCCACCATCGTTACCCAAGTGCACCAGCGGCTAACGGCGGCCGGGTACGCCGTAGAGGTCGGCACGCGGGAGGACGCCGCCAGCCGCAACGCCAAGCAATACCGCGTCAAGGCCGGACGGCGGGCGCCCGCCCAACGTTCTACGCGCGTGGCCCGCGAGGACGCGGGCGTCACGCACCCCCAACTAGGCGCCACGCTCACGGTGCGGGCGCTGGCGCTTGACGAGCGCGGCGCCCTAACCGTGCACCTATCCAACGGGCACCACGCATGGACCGCGACGATTACGGGCCATGTCGGTTAGGCCCGAGGACCACTACCCGAGCGCCGATACGGTGCGCGCCATGTGCGGCGTCACGAGCGAACGCGAGCTAAGCGCCGAGGACATAGACACGGCGGCCCGCGATCTAGGTTGGCCCGAGGTCACCCCCCACCCCTACCTCGTGGCGCAACGCTTGGAGGACGTAGAACCGTGACTATCGACATGGACACCCACGAAATGCGCCAGCTTGTCGCGGAATGGACGGCGCTACCGGATCGGCTCGCCCGAGCGGTAGAGGCCGCGTCCGACGCCATAGACCGATTGTGCGAACGGCTCGCGGTTGCCGCCGAGGCCGCCGCCGAGGCCGCCGCCACCGCGGCCCACGCCCAACATGGCTAACGATTTCACCGCGGCCCAAATGCTCGCCATGGGCGGCGCCGAGCTAACGCTAGAGGCCGAGCGCGCCGAGGCCCGCGTGGTGGATTCGCCGGGCCGCACGTTGTCACGCGAGGCACTAGACGCCCTCGTAGTTGAAATGGGCCGTTGGGTCGGCTCGCGCATGTTGCGGGCCGTCAACGCGGGCCACATGCCCCAACGCGTCACGGTGCACCTACGCGTAGAGCTTGACGGCAAGGCCGCCACCTAGGCCAAGCTCGCGGCCCGGCCGCCCCGTATATGGGGAATACCGCGGGCGACCGGGCCGCCCTAAATCTAGGTTGTCCCTGGTCGCCCGAGGTCATAACTACCCGGCCCGAGCGTTTGCGGGCCTTAGGGCGGCTCGTGGCGGGCGCCCCGGTCCTCGTGGCGGCCGTTCCTCGCCACGATACGGGCCAGCACCCACACGGCGCCCACGAGCGCGCCGAGGACAAAGCCGATTAGCCCCTCACCCACCGCGAGCCAATCGGTAGGCGTCACGGTCTAGGGCCAAGCAACGGCGCCCGAGGCCGAGCCGTAGAACGGCGCACCGCCGAACGCAAACACGCCCCCATCGGCGCCGAGCAACCAATAGCCGCCGTCGTCCGCTACCTCTATGCCGCGAATGGGCGCGTTCATCGGCTTGCCGCCCATGGACCCATGGAACGCCGCATCCCCGAAACAGAAAATGCCACCGTCGCTCGCCACGAGGTAGTAGCCGTCGCCACCGTGCGACAACGCGCCGCCGACAATGGGCGCCGCCAACGTCACGGGCGGGCGTAGGCCCGGCACCGATCCGAAAAACTGCGCGTCGCCGTAGCAAAACACGCCCCCATCGGCACCGACTATGTAGTAGCCGCGCCCGCTTACCGTTTGCATTTGTTCCATGGCACCTACCTCGCTCGGCTCGGGCACGCTCGGCGCCCCACCGCTGGCGCGTCGGCGGATTTCGCCGCGCATGTTCAACCGCTCGTCACACGGGCACGCCGTGTTAACCGCCATGCGATGGAAACCGAGGCCCGGTTCCCCGTTGGCGTTGGCGTCCGCGTCGGGCCAGCCGTGCACGGCCCGGCCCTCGGCATACAACCGGCCCATGGCCGCCACCATGGCCTCGGGCATCGGCTCGGCATACGGCGCGACGTTGCACCCCTCGGTTTCGACACCCACATAGCGGCCGTTTAGGTCGCGCCCGTGCCACGCCACTACATCAGTGTCTACGTATTGCTCTATCCGGCCGTCACGGGCAACCCAAAAATGCGCCGATACCTCGGCGCTCGGGCTATTAAAGAACGCGTATAGCGAGCCGGTCGCCACCGCGTGGTGCAACACGAGGCCGAGGTTTGGCCCGAGCTTGCCGCCCGTGTTGGCGCTAATCGGTCGCCATTGCGCGCACGCAAACCGGGCCACTATTCGGCACCTCGGCCGTCGTCGTCGTCGCCATTGGCGGGCGCGTCCTCGTCGGGTCCGGCGCCGTCGTCGCCTAGCTCGGTTGCGCTCGGGTATTGCTCGTCTTGCTCGGTTACCGATTCGTGGCCGTCTTGCAACGGGTTTACCGTTTCCTCGGGTTGCTCGCCCGGTTGGGTTGGCTCTGTCATGGTTTGGTTTCCTCTCGTTTAGGCGGGTCCTATGTCCTCCGCGATTAGCCAACAGGTATTAGGCGCGGTACGCATCCACCCCGTAGAGCAATACCCGCGTATGGCGTAGGTCACCATCCGCGTCGCGGCGTTGATCATCTGGTACGCGATGGAACCGGCGCATGGGATGTTGTTTGCCATCGCGTTATGTGCCCCGCAAATATGCGTCACGCCAGCCTCGTCTACAAAGGTCCACGCGCCATAAGATGAGGCCGGGTTTGAGTTTTGCGTACCGACCGCGAATCCGCTTATCCGATAGCGCCGACCGGCCACGGCGCGGAACGTCAACGTAACTATGTCTCGCATCGCGGTGATATCCGTTTGAGCCGCGGGACCATACGCCTCGGTTACCCGGCCCAACGCCACGCCGAGCGGCGGGCGTTGGTCGGTCACCGTTGCCGTGTTCAAGTTCGCGACGGCGCCCGGCACCGTCACCGTGCACATGGCCGCCGCGTTGGCGGGCGTGGCCGGTACGACCGGGTTAGCCGCCGCGGGCGCGCCTTGCACCACGGCGAACACAAAATCGTTAAGGCCGCCACCGTCTAGGGCGTCGTCGTGCACTTGGCAAACCACTACGTCTATGCGCGATTGTCCGGCTGGCGGCGCCGCGGCCAGCGTGACAGCCTCGGCCGCGTCCCACCGGCACAACGCGGAACCTTGGCCCGCTTGCATCGGCACGGCCATGGCGCCCACCGGAATAGACACGTTCATAGTGTTTGGGACCGCGGCCGATGCGGCGCCCACGCCGCCGCCGACCGGCCATAGCGCCGCCAGTAGCGAACGGTCCAGCGTTGCCGCATAACTGCCACCTTGTTGCCATAGTGGTGCGAACCGTGCCACGGGCCTACCTCCTAGCCAATGCGTTTACGTCGGCCGCGGTGGCCGACAACAAGCCGAGCAGAGTTTTTACGGGTCGGCCCACCGTTACCTCTACGTCCTCGTCACCGTCGTCACCCACCGAGAACGCGACCGCGACTACGCGCACCGTCGTATTGACGCGCAAACGGCCCGACATTATGACGAGCGGCAACGTATCGCCCATGTTGAACATGCCCGCGTAGTAGGCGCCCGGCGCGAGGCCAAGCGTGTAGCTCGGCACGAGGACGCCATAGTAGGCGAGGTCGCCCGCCGCCTTGTCGTTAAGCGTGCTTTGTATTGACACGTCGGCCGCGTTGTCGGGATAGGACCAAAGGCCCACCGTGACGCCGCTGGCCGCGGGTAGGTCCATGGCCTCGGCGTACTTTTGCGCCGCGGCAGGATCGGCCGAGCCGTTGTTCCCGATTACCCGCGCATAGTTCGCGTAATCGTTGCTCGTAAGCGCACGCGTCACGGTCGCCACGAGGCCGCCGTAGTCCAACACGGGCGCCGTGCGTGTGACGCCCTGGCGCGGATAGAAGATTCGCAACGCGTCGGTTTCATGGTCGGGCGCCCCCATCGGCACTACGTCAAAATCAAAACCGCCTTGCACCGCGGCGAGGTTGGTTAGCGCGCCCAATAGCTCGGTTTGCGGCGGGTAGGTGCGGTCGCGCAACACGCCCGAGAGGCCGCGGGCCGTAGCGTCGGGATTGACCAGGGCTCGCGCCAGCGGCAAATACGAGCCGGGCATAAAGCCTTGGCCGCCCGAGCTTGCCGCGTTGGCGCCCGCCCGCGCCAGTAGGCCGCCCGCTATGTCGTCCTGGTCCATTTGCGTAGCCGTCCACGTCGCCGCGTTGAACCGGCGCCCCATTAGTGACGTGTAATCGTGGCATGTGAACGTAACAACGTGTTGTTGCTCGGTTAGTTGGTCCTCGCTTTGGCCGACTATGCCGCGGAACATGGGTACGTCGGCGCCCGCCGCGTCGTCCCACCGCCACGCGATTACATCGTGTTGTAGTTCGGCAATAAGCGCCGCCGCGTCGTTGCGGCCGTCCATGGTGAAAGTTAGTTGGGCGGGCGCGTTCCACGCGAGGTCAAGCCGACGCGAGCGCGCATGCGTTAGCTCGGTAAGTAGGTTGCGCTCGTAGGTGTCGCCCACCGCAAATGCCCGCTTATGTAGCGTCAAGCGCCAACGACCGCGGCCGGGCGGCACGGGATAGGTGCCCGGCGCCGCTCGTGTCGGTCGGTCAAGTAGTGCCGTCATGTGAGGTAACCGTCCTGCCATTGCGCTTGCACTTGGGTTACGCCCGAGGTGACGAGGCCGCCAGGATCGCCCGCTAAGGCCATGTGGGCGTAGTCGGGCATTGTCGGCACCACGGGCCACACGAGGTTTAGCCAATCCACGGCGTTAAGGACCGACGCGCCGCGGTCACCGTCTAGATAGGCCGTGTGCTTTTGCGTGTCTACCTCTACGTAATGCCCGGCCTCTATGGCGTAGCCGTCCACGAGCGGCACCGCGCCGCACGCGCCGCCGTCTGACGCGCGGTGAAACGTCACCGCTGGCCCGGTTATCGGCCCATAGATTCGCAACAACGGGCGCGCCGGTAGGTCGCCATACGTTTGCACGTCGGCCACGGTCGCCGCGCCACCGGGCGGGTATTCCCGCGGCGGCACGAGGTTGTAAATACGCCCGCCGCCCTCGGCCGTACCGGCCCACGCCGTAGAGGTTTCCACGTTGGGATCGCGCACTATTGGGTCCGGCGCGACCCATTGCAACGATATGACGCGCTCGTTTGGCCCGACAATCGGCCAGCCGTAGGCGGCCGGACGTAGCGTTAGCACGCGCTCGGCCTCGCCGGGCCGGTCTAGGACGTAGTGCAACACGGGCCGTGCGCTCGGCACCATGTACGGCGCGAACGCCGACGCCACCGCGTCTATGCGGGCACCGACGCCCGCAAGCGCATGGACCGACACGGTAACGACACGCGGACCCATAAGCGCGGTGCGATCTATGGCGCCGTCCTGGTCGGGCACGTTGGCCGACACCTCACGCGGCACCGGATAGCCGAGGTCCAGTAGCTCGCAAAAGTACCCGGCCCTTTCATCCTCTAGCGGTAGCTCGGACGCCCCGAGCGTTAGCCACGCGGTACGAACGCACGTCATAGCGCCGCCGTCCTCGCGGCCCATGCGGCCCGCCTCATAAACGCGTCCACGTCAACCTCGCTTGAAAAGTGCGCGTGCTCTACGAGCACGGCCGGGCCGGACGCCGCCGCGGGCGCCATGGCGGGCGACACGTTGGCGCTAATGCTCGGCGCCACGCCGGACACGAGCGCGTTCACGTCGGCAATGCCCGCTTTAAGCCCCTCGTGTAACCCTTGCATGATCGCGTGGCCTTGCGGCACAAGTAGGCGCCGGTCTACGTCTAACGGGCCTTTAAGGTTTTTGATTTTGTCCGCGATGCCGCTTACCGTGTTTTCAACGGCTTTGAGCGCGTCGCTTATGCCACGGCCGAGGCCGTCGATTATGTTTTTGCCCGCGTCGTAGAGAATGTTCCCCACGTCGCCCAACGCGCCGGTAATGCGGCCCGGTATGCCCTCGGCCAGCGAAACGATGCCGTCCCAATGCTTGGCGATTTCAAGCGCCGCGATGCCGAACGGCCCGGTAAGGATCGCGAGCAATAACGGCCAGTGTGCGGACACCCAACCGAACGCCGCCGAGGCCGCGCCCACTACGGCGCCGAACGCCGCCGACGCGATGCGGCCCATGTCGTCCACAATGTCGCGGAACGTTTTGCAATGTGTGTAGGCCAGAATCACCACGGCCACGAGCGCGACGAGCGCGAGCACGATAAGCATTATCGGGTTGGCGTCCATGGCCGCGTTCAACAACCATTGCGCGGCCGTTTGCGCGTTGGTCGCCACCGTGCTCGCGATTTGCCCAAGCTTTAGGGCCTCGTTTGCCGCTTGCACTATTTGGATAGTGGCACCGAGGCCGGTCAACGCGGCGCCCGCCGTCGTGATTGCCGGGCCGTACTTTTGCGCGAAAACAGAAACGTGGTCCAGTGTTGCCGCTTTCATCGCGTTTATGCGGCCCGTAAATGTGTTGGTCGCCGCGCTCGCTTGGCCCGAAAGTTTGGCCGATAGCTCGGCCACAATATCTTTTTGATCTTTCGTGGCGCCGCTGGCGTCCTTTGTTTTGATCCCAAACTCTTTTAGGATGCGGCCCGAGCCGTTCATGGCCTTAGCTAGTTGGCCGCTGGCCGTACTCAAATCCTCGTGTTTCGCCGCGGCGAGGTCGGCCGCTAGTTGCAAGTAATCCAACGCTTTCGCCGGATCGTTGGTTGCTTGCGTTAGCTTGCGTAACGCGTCTTGCGTTTCGTTCGCCGTCGAACCGTATCGCTCTTGGGATTTAACCGCGGCCTCTACGCGGCCCGCATAGGTGTCATAGCTCGCGCCGGTTGCCTCTACCGCCGCTTGTAGTTGTTGGTGCGCCGCTTGGTCCTTTGCGCCCATCGCTTGCAAGCTGGCGCCGATGCCCACGAGCGCGGCGCCCGCGCCCATCATTACCGGCGCGATCTCTTTCCCGTGGCCGGTCAAGCGCGATATGGCCGCGTCGGCGCCCGCCAACGCCGAGCCGAACGGGCCGAGGACGCCGCTTTGATTCAACGTGTCCAACACGCCACGAAATGCGCCGTGCATTTTGCTTGCCGCGCTCTCGCCCTTGGCGCCCGCGTTGTCAAAGGATTTACCGAGGCCGGTTACGTCCCCGAGGACACGCACCATAATGGACGGCCCGGCCACGGTTACCTCCTAGCCGCCAGCCGCTTTAGCTCGGCGGCCTCGCGTAGTTGCACGCGCACCATTGCCGCGTACATTTCATCCCCGAGCGCGTCCATAGCCTCGGGCGCTACCCGCCAGAATCGGCAAAACGCGGCGCGGGCGTCGTAGATTTGCCGTTGGTAGGGTCCATGCCCTCGGCCACCTCTACCTCTACGTCGTAGGCATGCGCCCACACGCTCGCCGGGTCGCGGTTCGGGTAGTCGCGTATGAGCGCGCGAAACGCCACGATGCGGAACGGTTGCCGCTCGGCAAGCTCGCCAAAGCCGACGCCCTCTAGGCGCGCCAGCATGTCTAGGACGCGTTGGCTCGGCAACCGCGCGCTAAACGCGGCCGACACGCTCACGAGGTCCGGTAGCGGTTCGGCCGCCGCCGTCGCTTGCGTCGGTTGCTCGTCGTCGTAAATGCTTTCGCTAGTCATGTATGGCCTCGGCATTGTTGGTTTCGTTTGTCCACGCGAACGCGTCTATGGCACGTTGCGCGCCCGTGGCGTAGGCATCGGCCGCCGCGGCGGCCAGGGATACGGCGGCCGGGAACAAATAGCGCCCGCCGCTTTGATAATCGCGGCCCTCGGGCCAGCCGCCGAAATCCACCGGCCCGGCATAGGGCACCGAGGCCCGGCCCATACGCACGGCGGCGCCCGTGCGCGAGCCGGTCACACGCACCGTGCCCGAGAGGTTGCCCGAATCACGCGGCACCGAGGACCGGACGGCGGCGGCCACGGGTTGCACCGCTTGGCGCCCGGCGTCCTTTAGGCCGTCGTTCAACGGCCCGGCGTCGGCGGTTAGCCGCTTGGCGTCACGGCGTAGGGCCGACATGCCCACAAGCGCGACCTGTGGCGCTTGGGCCATTTAGGGCGCCTTACCGGCCGCCCACGCCGCACCGTCGTAGTGGTTTGCCACGAGGTCCGCGGTTATGACGTAGAGGCCGCTATCCCACGCGCCCGCGGGCGTGGCCGCAAGGCCCGCCAACGCGGCGAGGTCGGCGGGCGTGGTCGCACCGCTCGGCGTGAAATAACCGGGCGCGCCAGCCGTGGCGCCGGTCGCGTCCACCGCGCCGCGGTCCACGCTCGGCTTAGCCGTGAGATTCCAATCTATTTGCACCTCGCTCGCCGCGCCCGCGTCACCCATGATGAGGTCGAACGGTTGCGGTATCGCGAGGCCGGAAATAACCGGGTTGTCCATGGCGGGCGGCCGTGACGCATACGGCCGAGCTTTGAACGCGGCGGGCGTGCCGTTCGCGCTATATGCCTCTAACGCCGCTTGCAACGTGTCGTAGACCGCGCCCGCGGCGTAGCTCTGTTGAAACGTTATTTTGAGGTGATACTTAGTCACGCCGGGGTAATCCGTTTCGCTACATAGCGTCGTAATCGTCACCGGCTTGTTTTCCGCCGACACCTCCAAATGGTGCACGAGGCACCGTAGGTTTGTGCCCGTTAGCTCAAAGTAGGCGTCGTTAAGGATTAACGGCGTAGCTTGCACCTCGGGCGGGTCGCCCGCCGCTCGCGGCGCGGGTGCCTCTAGCGTGTCTGTCTTTGCCATGCTGTCCTCGCTTTCACATTTGCACCGTTAATGAAACGTCGGCCGCCAACATTTCGGCGCCGCCGATGCGGACGGCGCGCCAGTTTCTTTCGGACGGCGCGTAGGCGATTTGCGCCACGCCGCCCACGTCGGGATCGGACGCCAGCACGCCACGCACAAACGCGATTAGCGCGTCTATTACGTCCTCGCCGCCCATGGCCGCGAGGCAGATAACCGGCACCGTCGCTACGTCTATGCCGAGGCCGCCCGTGCCGTAGAGCACCTCGGCCGGACGGCCGACAACCACCGCGGGCGGGTTAAGCGTTTCGGGCGGCACCGCAAACACGCTCGGCGGCGGCGCCTCGCCGTAGGCGTCGGCATCGGCCGCCGCTTGCAACATGGCGGCCAGCGCGTCCGCAAAGGTCGCACGTCGCCACGTCACCCGAAAACCACCGGCCCTACGGTCGCGTACAACCGCTCTACGTCGGGATCGGCCCGGCCGACGCGGATAGCGCCCATGTCGCCCCACGCCACGGTGCCGTCTAGCGAATCGCGGCGGCGGTAAATGCGCGCCGAATCCAATAGCGCGGCCTCGTAGAGCGCGTCGGGTAGCTCGGCCACGTCGGCCGGGTACGGCGGCACCATGGAAATAGTGCCGTCCGCGTTGTATTGGCGTCGCGTCGTGCGCGTGACGCCGTAGTCAATGGCGGCCAGCCGGGCCGAATCTATTACCGCGTCCTCGGTCGGGTCGGGTTGTAGCCGTAGTACCGCCCTAACCGCTTTGAGGTCCGGCCAACCGGCCGCCATTGCCTACCGCCCTACTTGCCCGCGGGCGCGTTGGCGGGCGCTTTGCGGGCGCCGCCCTCGGGCGCCGTCGTCGGCAACGTCACGGCCGCGAGGTCAAGCGGCACAAACGCACCGCCGAATAGCGAACCGAACGCCAGATAACCGCCGTAGGCCACCTCTACGCCGAGGATTGACGGCTCTATGACCGACAACAAGCCGATTACGTCCTCGTATACCTCGTAAAGCGAGGACGGCCCGACAACGCACGTACCGTCGCTAAACATCGGCACGACAATGCGCGGCAAGCCGAGCACGTCACCGCGCAAGGTCGCCAGCGTTGACGAACCGGCCGCCGTGTCGTTGTCGCCCCCTGGCGGCATGACGACGCGTTGCACGTCCACGAGGGAACCGAGCGCGGCCCACACGTCAAGCGAGCACCAAATCCGGTCGGGCATGCGCTTGCCCGCGTTGTACGAGCGCATGGCGGCCGTGTAGAGCGCGGGCACCCAATCGCCCAACGTGTCGCCCGCTACCGCCACGGGTACGCCGGTCGCTTGCGTCGTGAACTTGTCCGCTACGGCGCCCTCGGTTTCAACGGCGTACACGTCGGACAAATCGTTGACGAGAATGTCCCACGCCGCGGGCGAGGTCCAGTCAATGTCCTGTCGCGAAATGTCAACGCTACCGCCGTGCGTTTCTTTCACAAACGGCACTTGTGCGACGTTCATTTTTTGCGACGGTAGGGCTTGCTTTTCGCCCGCTTGCTTACCGACCGCGACGTGTTGGGCAATGCTCGGGCGCGAAAACTGCGTGCCGGGAATGTTGCCCATGGCCCGCGAGCCACCTAGCGAGGTGATTAGCGGCCGTTGCGCGTCGATAAGGCTAACAACGCCGCCCACGATTGGCTCGGGCAAAAGGCCCGGCGTGTCGGCTGTCGTTTGGTCGGCCCGTTGTGCGTAGGCCGCTTGTACGCGCGCCATGGCCGCGTCGTCGCGCATGCGCCCGCCCGGTTCCATGTAGCCATTGGCGCGCAGGTAGTCCACGAGGAACGCGCCGGGCGAACGGTAGAGGTTGGCCCGCTCGGCCTCGCCCAAGCGCCGCGGCGCCAACGGCTCGGGCCGCGGTAGCTCGCGCAACCGCTCGTCGTGGCCCTCGCGCAACGTCTCAAAATCGGCCAGCGGCGTTATCTGCGCGTCAAGGCCCGCGATGCGCTCGCGGCACGCGTCCAGTAGGCCGCGCTCGGCGTCTACGAGGTCGCGGCCCTCTACTTGGGCCAGAATCGCGTCCATGGTGGATATTTGCTCTACGCGCTGCGCGCGCAGACTCTCTAGTACGGCGTTAGGCATAGCGGTTACCTCGTGCTCGTCGGACATTGGGCGCCGGGATGCTGGCGCACGGTTGCCCTACGGTGCCGTGTGGCGGGCGGCCCGTGAGGTGCCCGGCCATACGACGGCCGCCGAGGTGGACCGGCCGCGGTCTAGTCGCTAGGACCGGATCGTAGACCGTTCACAACCTCGCGCCAAGCATCGGCCGCGGATTGGCTCGCCACGGGCGCTCCCGCGGCCCGCGAGCCGTGCCCGAGCGCCGAGCGCACTAGCAACACCTCGGCGTCGGAAAATGCTGGCGTTGGCGTTAGCGACACCTCTATTAGCCGCGATTCCAAACGGGTCACGCGGTCCATGTGATCCGGCCCGAGGTCGGGCGCCCAATCCTCTACGTAGTCCCAATCCGACCGAATGGGTTGAAACCCAACCGACATGCCTACGAGGTCGCCCGCCTCGGCCATGGTGGCCGCCCGTTGGGCGTCGGCCGAATCGTTTAGCCGCCACACGCCGTTTAGGCCGTCGTCGTGCGTCCATTTTTCGGCGTGCCCAATCGGAAACGAGCGGTTGTCATGGAACAACAACAACGGCAAGCGCGTGCCGCTACCGCCCTTTGTCGATTGCTTGAACGAATCTTGGGCGTGTTGCTCGCGGAACCATGAGATTGTCTCAAACACGCCATAGGGCACGGCGCGGCCCTCTAGGTATTTGTAGGGCGTGCCCACGGCTTGCATGTCGCGTAGCTCTAGACGTATGCCATAGGTTCGGGTTTCCTCGGCGGTTGGCATTATGCCGGGCCTCCTGTCTCGCCCTCGGGTAGTGCTGGCGCGTTCGGGTCGTCGGGCGACGGCACGGCCGTGCTCGGCATGTCGGCGCCCGCGCCAACCGCGCCGGTTGTCGTCGGCGGTACGCCCACCATTACGCGGGCCTCGGGTAACGACAGGATGCCCGCGTTAAATCCGGTGACGGCCGCTTGCATGGACGTAGCCAAATCCTCGCGCAGTAGTTGCGAGCGTTTGAACCGTAGAACGGTGCCACGAGGCAACCACGCGTCCGACCATGCCGCCTCAAAATCGGCCAGGACCGGCTCTAGCGAGGTACGCAAAATCTGTTGGTATTGCGGCCCGGCCGTGCGGTACGTCATGCCCGCGACCGGCGCGCCCAACCAATAGCCGTCAAGGTTAAACATATTCGCCACGTCGATTAGCGACAGGCGGCGGGCCTCGGCTAGTTGCGTGTCGGTTGGCGACCACGCCAGCGGCACTACTTGGGTGCCGTTGGGCAATATGACCGGCTCGCGCACCGGGCCGCCAAACTTGGCGAGCCAATCCGCTTTAGCTTGCTCGGCCACCTCGGGCGAAATCTGAGCTTGCGGCGCGATAACCGCAACGCTCGGCACGGCGCCGTCGCTTAACGCGGAACGCTCGTATTCTTCTTCCATGGCTACGCGGTCAAGCGTTCCCATGTGTTCCTCTACGACGCCGACGCCGCGCACCGGGTAGCTACGGTCGGCGCCGCGCCGGACGTGTATAACGTCCTCGGTCGGCAACGGGACGCCGAGGTAGTAATACGTTGGCGTAAACAGCGGCGGCAACCACGCGATATAGACCCATGTGGCGGGCAACCATGACACCGCCAGCGGCCAACCATCGGCGCCGCGTTGGGTCGTCAACGACACGGCGTTACCCGATAGCAAATAGTCCTCTACGTTTACTTGCACGTATTCCGGCCCGCCGCGGTCTAGGTCGGGTTGGTTCAAAATGCGCGGCGTCGGCTCTAGTTGCTCGGTTCCGCGGTACGCCTCTAGTTGCATTTGCTTGACGAGGCCCGCGTAGAGGCCGAGCGCCCGACCAACCGAGGGAACGCGGCGCGCGCTTTGCGCGTCGTAGACGTAGCGGCCCGGCATGCCGTAGCCGCCCCATGGCGGCGGCAACGCAATACCACCGCCTTGTAGCTTGACGCCCGGCCGGACCGCGCCCGGTAGGGCGGGAACGGTTGCCAGCGTCACTACGAGGACACGCTACGCCGCCGTGTGCACTTTCGGTAGGACCGATGCCGCCGCCCGAGCTTTGCGGGCCGCTGGCGGCCGTGTGGCCCGGCTCGTGCCCGTTTGGCGGCACGCTCGGCGCCCGTGGTCGGCCGTCCTCGGCGGGCCTCACATGATGCGGAAATCCCCGAGCGCGGCGGGCGCGTGGTCATAGGCCCAAAGTGCCAGCGTGGCGGCGGTTAGTGGCGCTATCGACGTGGCCGATTGGCGGCGCCCCCACGCCCACGCGTCCCCGAGCGCACGCCGGGCCGCCGCCGCCGCCGCGGCGTCTAGGGCCGGATGCGGGCGCACGCGCACGGTGCCCGATACCAACGCCTCTAGAAACGCCGCGCACGCCGCCGCGTAGTCGTGGCCTTTGAGGCCGTCAAGCTCGGCGCCGCCACGCGCCAGCACATCGGCCACGTCCAACGCTGGCCCGGCCGCGTCGTGCGCCACGGCCAGCGGCGCCCATTTGTCGCGTAGCTCGGTCATACGCTCGGGCACCCATGCCACGCCCGGCCGGTAGTCCGCAACCTCTACATGCGCGAGGCCGCCGCTATCGCGATATGCCGCCACTATGGCCGCGTCGGATCGGTCTAACGCCACGTCAAAGCCGAGCGCGACATGGCCCGCCGTTGGAATGGGCGCGTCAACGTCGGCCGCGGCGCGCCAAGCGGCCAACGGGATAACACGCGCCACCATGGACACCCAACGGTTGCCGTAGGCCCGTGCAAACTCATCCGGCCCAAGCATGTCTAACGCCGCTTGCATACTCTCGGCGTTAATCGTGCGGCCGTAGGCCGGATGGTAGAGCGGCCACGCGCTCGGCTCGGTTACGTCTAGCTCGTCGCCCGCGGACCACTCAAAATACGCGACGCCATTTGTCCGGCCCATTTCCACCGAGGCCCGGCCAAGCTCTACCGTGCCGAGCCACCATAAGCTCGTCGCGTCGCCCGCCGTCGAACATTTCCACACTTGCGCGTTTGGTCGCGTCGCTTGTGTCGGCACTATCGCTTGGTCAATCTGTTGTCCGCGTATGAGGTCAAAGGCCCAACATTCGTCAACCACTACGAGGTCGGAAACCTTGCCGTGTAGGCCCGTTGGATTGGGCGGGAACGGGCGCACGAGGCCGCCCGAACTATGCCAGCGCACATGCTCGCTACCGGCCATGCGCCGAATGGACGCGGCGTTACCAAATGGGCCGAGCAAAGGCCAATGCTCGTTTGTCAACCAATCGACAGCATCTTTCGCCGTTTGCATGGTGAACCACACGCGCGCCCGCGCCGTGGTTAGTGCACGTTGGGACATGACGCCGCCGAACAAGGTTGTTTTGCCGCTTTGGCGCGGCACGGTCACAACCACGAGCGCGTAGCAAAACCGGCCGTCCTCGTCTAGCTCTAGCCCAACGTCCGCGACGTATTGTTGCCACGGCATTAGCGGTTTGCCCATGGCCTCGGCCAACGCACCCACGGCCGGGCCGTAGGTGGCGCGGCTAAGTGTCCGCGGTGTCGCTAGTGCCGGGCGTGGGCCGCATTGCTCGGGCCAAAAGTTGCTCAAAATCGTCGGTTGGTTTCGCACCGGCCGCGCTTAGTCCTGCCTCGTGTCGTAGGGCCAAATAACAAGCATTTGCACGCGTCACCTTGTCCACATCGGCCTCGGCCTCGCCGGTATCGACGGCCCGAGCTTGCGCGCGTAGGGCGGCGCGCTCGGCCGGGCCTATGTCGTGGCGCGTGATTAGCTCGCGCTCTAAACCGCCCTCTACCCGAGCCAACCGGGCCGCGGGCGTGGCCTTACGAGCCGGGCGCTTGGCGGGCGTGGCCGCCGCTTTGCGTGGCGTTCCGGCCCGCTTGCGCGGCGTGTCGCTCGTTTTGCGTGGCGTTCCGGCCCGCTTGCGTGGCGTCCTCGGCGGCTTCAAAAGAAAACCGCCAA